TCTATTAATGCAGCAGAACCAGATGTTACCAGTTTTGCGTTATATGCTCTATAATTTGTACTCATAATTTTATTTTTTAATCGATTCTTTTAATTCACTTAATAATTCATAAGTCATCATCATTGCAGATAAATGTTGTTCTTTAATCTTTTTTACAGATTTAATCTTTTTTACATTTGCAATTGTTTCTGTTAATTTGATTTTAGTTACTTTATCATTAATCTTAGAACCAACTTCTTTCAATGAATCTACTAATTTAGAAACTTCATTATTAACATACTCACTTAATTTGCCAGTATTGTTGATGTTATTTATATATTCTCTTAATAATGATTTTTGTTCAGATGTAAGACTTTTGTATTTGTTATTAAAAGATTCTACTAATAATTTATATGATACTGCTCTTAAATCTTCATCTTGTTTTCTATATTCTTCTAAAACTGCATCTTTTACCTTTACATCTTTATTTTGAATAGATGAATTGATAATATTTTCTGCAATAGTAAATCTAGATGAAACTATATCCGTTGGGTCAAATGATTCTTCAGATGTAACGGTTTCAAATATTTTATAAATAGATGCAAGAGTTTTGTAGTTTGATATTGGAGATTTAATAAACTCATCCAAATTATAAGTTTCTTTAATTTCTTTAATAAGGATATACTTTTCTTTTGTAAGTTTTTTCTCGTCAATCTTTTTACGAGCTTCCAATATCGTATTGATAAATTGTTCAGCCTTTGATTCCGAATTATATTTTTCGTTAATCAAATATTGATATAACTTTAGTTCTTTAGATAATTCTTTTTTAGAATTAAAATGTTCTTTTAAAATTTTTTCTGCTACTGATTTATTTGAAGACATGATTTCAGATGTAATTTGTCTTACTAACAATTCAAATATGAATCCAGTATTTTTAAATTTAGAATGCTTTATTTTTTTCATCAATTGATATTATTTATCAGATATAAATATGTTTTTATATTAGTTTATTACTATTTATCTAAATTCTCTGTTAGAATTGTTTTTTTATTACCATTCATATCTTTAAAAACTTCTAAATATGATATTTTTCTTGGTTTATATTTTTCCGAACCCTCTTTAGATTTAAGTGTTTTGATTCCTAATGGGTCTCTACCAGCAATGTGGTCATCTTTACCATATCTAACAGGGTCTTTTGGTCTACCGATTTTACTTTCACTTTCTAATTCGGAATTTATAGAATTGATTTCCTCCTCTACATCAGTAGGGCCTTCTGTACCTGTTGGTTTTGCCGGGTCCATTCCCTGAGTTTCAATTGAGTTTAATCTAAATGATTGTTTAGTATCCTCTAATACTTGCATTGCCATTTTCTCTTGTTCGTCTTTGGCCATATTTAAAATAGTTTCATACATCCATTCTTTTGAAACCATCTTAGTTTGTTGCATTTGTTGAATCAATGCAACTTTGGAAGTATACAACTCAACTTTTTCTTGTTCATATATTTTAGATGGGATTGTCAATTCTAATGTAAAGTTTGTCAATCTATCATCATCAATTCCTTGTGCATATAAGTGAACAATTGCAATCTTTGTTAATTCCGAAACTATTACTCTTTGTATTCTTTCAATAGTTTTTGCAAATCTAACATCCATTGCTGCAAGTGTTGCCTTACCATTTGTGTCCTCTTCATATCCTAAATATGCTTTTGGAATTTGTAATGCTGCCATAAACTTATTTTTCAAATAGTTAATGTCATCAATCATATTATATTCCAATCCTTTCAAAGTATCAATTGAAGTTCCATTATCACTACCACGAACTGGCATGTAATAATCTTCAATCAAATTCTGCATATTATATTTTAAGTTATACTCACCAGTTCTTTCGTCAACAAATGGAACTTTTTTAGATGAGTTAATAATTTTCTGCATGTAGTTATCTACCTCATTTGGTGGAATATTACCAACATCCACTTTAAAGATTCTCTTTTCAGGAGCTCTCATTACTCTGTGGATTAACATTGCGTCTTCCATCAATTGTAATTGTTTCCAAACTCTTCTACCACCTTCAATCATAGATTTTCCGTAAGGTAAGAAATTTGAGTCACCATTTAATCTAAAGTGAGCTATTTCATAATTCTCATATTCTTTCTTAGGTGTAGATGATGGACCTGAATATGGGTTTTGATATGGTGCGTATACAAATTTAACTCTTTGTGGGTTATTTGGGTCAAATCCTTCAACTCTACTCATTTCGTATGTTGATAGTGGCAATACATTAACAATTCCTAAGTTTTCTGCCATTTCTAATTGTAAATAAAAATCACCATACTTAACCAAATTTCTTGCCCATGGCCATAAATTGAATTCAACATTAAGAATATCGTAAAATAAATTTTCTAATATTTGTTTAATTTCTGCATCTTCGTGATGTATTTTTAAAACATTTCCAAATTCATTTCTAGCAGTACATTCATCTGCATATACATTCAATGCAGCAGATAAAATTGGGTCACTATCCATTGAATCGTAATCTCTAAACAAATCAATTCTAACTTGTTGGTATGCTAATGATGATTCTACCGTACCAGATGCGTAGTTACTAACCTTCAACTTCATAAATCTGTCTACTAGATTAGTAGTCATGTTTTGATACTCATCGGTATCAATAACTTTAATACCTCTCTCCGTTTTACGGACAATAGTATTTGTTGAAAATAATTTTTGTAACCTACTAAATATTGTTTTTTCTGCCATTTTAATATAATTCTATTTTTTTAAATATATGGAAAATTTTTGGTTTTTCCAAATATTACCACTTTCTACAACTCCAATATCTTGCTTTATGTCTTGGACCTGGATTTGCGCAATTATGTCTAGCTCTAAAAGATTTTCTTGCTTTTGGATTAGATTTTCTTATTTTCATTGTTTTCTCACCCCTAGCCGCTGCCGATGTTCCACCATGTCCAAAGTTTACTTTAACAACATTACCTGCAGGATTCTTTACATATACTTTGAATTTTTTAACATCACCTCTCATTGGTTTTCCTAAAGGAACATTTCTACCTTGGTATTCCGCCTCAGTCATACAATCACATGTTGCCTCAGATAGTTCTGTATTATATTCTTTTATAAATTTAATAAAGTCTTTGAAATCATCATAGTTGTCTACATCATATTCCTCTGGTTCTATTTTACCATAATTTACATCATCATCACTATTGATATCTTCTTTTACAGGTACACAATTTGGCACCATTTTACCATTTTTCATTTTACCACCCACTTCTTTATATCCATCCCAACATTCACATAATGCATTAGATTCTCCCTCATTACATTTTTTCCAACCACCACCTTTACCTTTGTAATTTTTTGCTGCCCATCCATTTGCATAAGCCGATGGATATACATCAAATTTAGATTTTGCAGCTGATTTACTTGCAGACCACTTAGCCGGGTCAGTTGGGCAATTCTTTTCTAAAAATAAATTTACTTTTTCTTCTATGTTCATAGTTTCATTTTTTGGTTTTGTTGAAACATATATTGGTTTTTTACCTTGTCCACTACTATCCTTTCCACCTCTTCCTGCTTTATTTTGTGCAGCTCTCTTTCTACGAGTTGCACTTTCTTTTTCCTTTTTACTCATTCCGGCTGCTTTTGCGGCAGGAACACATTTAGCATATCCTTTCTTTTCTCCCGAAGTTCCACATGGTGGGTGTTTACCATCGACTTTTTTGCCGATATTTACCCATTTTTCTTTAAACCACTTATTTAAATCTTCGTTCATCTATAATAGTTTCAACATATAAATATAAAAAAATTACTTTAGCAACCAAGTTAGGTTTTCAATTTCACCTTTACCTACTTCCATTTCATATGGATTGCCTTGTTGTTGCCAATTAGATGTATAAACTCCTGAATTAGTGTTTATAGTTGTAGCGTTTAACATATTCTTTGTCAAATCAATTCCCTCTTGTTTCAATCTCAATGCAGTATTACGAACCCAAAGTCCAATACCCAATGCCATAATAAGGTCATCATTGTATCCTTTCATAGCTTCAGCTCTACCACCTTGCCAAATGAATGTAAACATTTCATCTATCAGTCTATTTGAACGAATTAGAATGTCTTTATCATTCATATATGTGTCCAAAGCTGATATGATAAGTGGACGAGTTTTACTGGTTGTCGAAAATCCTGCAACCATTTGTCTTTCATCTCTATAATATTTGTTTGACATTTGTCTTTCGGTATCAATATATTTTAAGTCGTTTGACATATAAAATAAATTAGGATATCCTCTATTGATAATTTGTTGAATGCATGCCCATCCCACATTTGAGTTCTCCACTACCAAAAGTGCATTATTGTATTCAGTTGCAAGGGCTGTTAGAAAATTACCGAAATCTTTTGTTTCAATCTTACCTCTATATTCTGCAACCTGTGATGAGTCTTCAATGTCTATAACTTGTGCAGTAGAATAATCGGCTCCGTCACCTCTAGCGACATCGGCAGATATCATATAAGCTCTATTATAGTTTGGATGTTCCCATACCCATAAATTACTATCAAATCCTCTTTTTTCAACCGGCTCCATTACATATGTATCTCTATACCATGTCAATAATGGTGGTTCAAATACGGTATCACCCGAACCAACAAAGTCACAATCACATTCTTGTGCTGCACCTTTAACTCCTAATATACGAGTTTGTTCGTCTCTCCATGCCTGATTTCTTTCAGGGTGTACAGTCCAATGTAGATTGATATTATTAAATCCATTTTGACCACTCTCACCATCTACCCACATTTTATGGAACCAGTTACCAATACCATTTGGAGTAGATAATACGATTGCGGAACCACCCGTTGATAAGGTTGATTGTGCCGATAACCAAATTTCATCGATATCTCTAATGAATGCTGCCTCATCCACAACTAATAGTGATAAGGCTTCCGAACGACCTGCATCCGGAGAACTTGCGATTGCTTTTACTTGTGAACCATTTTTTAATTTAAGTGAAAGTTTGTTATCTTCAACTGATGAGCTTCCTCCATCTCTTAACCAAATAGGAAGTAAGTCGTGCATAACTCTTACCTTCTCTACCAGATTCTTTGCAACAGTCACTTTCGTTGCAATTACCAATGCATTAAAGTCTTGGTTGAATAACATCTTCCATAAAATAAATCCTGCAGATAAGGTCGATAGACCTAACTGACGAGATTTAAGAATAATGTTAAAACGATTATCTTTGAAGTCCGTTAAACAGTCTTCCTGGAATGGATAAAGGTGAAAGGGTATTTTTCCTCTCACCGGATGCTGAATGACACAATACTTCTTCATAAAGTAAATTGGGTCTAATGCACATTTACGATATTCTTCAGCAATTATCTCTTTTAAGGTTTTCTTAGGTTGCCCTTGAACTCCCATTATTTTTTGAATTTAATCTTCCAATAAACACCACCACCGATGTATGGAGATAATGTTCCGTTAGTTCCGTCAGTTACTCTATTAGCAACACCAACTCCAACTTGATAAATTTTATCTTTTTTAGTCTTTACTAACAATCCTGCACCAACATTTGAAACCACATCTGCTTTGTTAAATCCACCTGTAAAACCATAGTATACTTGTGTTTTAGGTAATTCTTTAACAATCATAGTTTCTTTAATAGTTCTTTCTTTAACTTTTGCATCAAAGGTTCTACCCCATATTTTATTTTGTGAGATTGTATCGGTTACTGAA